GAAGTCAAACATCATTTAACACTCCAAAACAAGCTATTTTGTGAATTGTACGCCACTAATGAGGATTTTTTTGGAAATGGTACCCGAGCATATATTGAGGCGTATAAACTGAAGCTGGAACAATACAATTCCGCCGGTTCATCCGCTAAGAATCTACTGATAAAACCCCATATTTTGGCTTACATCAATAAGATAATGACAGAAATAGGTTTTAATGAAGCCCATGCCGATAAACAATTAAGTTTTCTAATGACCCAGAACGCTGAAATGGGCGTGAAACTGGGGGCGATAAAAGAATTTAACGCACTAAGGCAGCGGATTCTTAAAAAAATAGAACTCAGCGGCTCAGTGAATTTAATGTCAGATGATGAGGCGGAGGCGATCCGTCAGAAACTCAAAGAGAGGTATTTAAAATAGACCCCATAGAAACCATACATCATCGTGCACTACCAGGACTTCTTTTAGATACCCATACCCAATATCTACTGGCGGATGGTTCGAGGGATTTAGCCGGTAATCTAAATATTATCGGCAGGGCAATAGCAGATAGCGTTGCTCTAAAACCGACAGCCACTATAACTGTTGCTTCTTCAACATCGTTAGGTAAAAATACTGCCGATTATGTTTGTGACGGAATTGCCGATGATGTTCAGATTCAGGCAGCTATTGACAGTCTTTCTGGTGCAGGAGTGATAAAGCTATTAGAGGGAACTTTCACTTTTGCCGCTACACTCGACATTGACCATGATGATAATGGAATTCACCTTGAGGGATTAGGGAAAGGTGTAACTATAATAGATGGAGTACTTGCAGATAACATTCCCTATATAGAATTACATGCTGATACAGGAGAAACTCTTTCGTATGTTAGTCTTTTTGGGTTTACAATAGACGCTACAAGTCATTTGGCAAGCACAGGTTATCCAGGAATGATATGGCACCGAGAAGCGGGGGCTATTGAGCATTTAGAAATTAGCAATGTAGAGATAAATACTGCCAATGACAGGAATGGCGGCATTATGTTTTTCAATGCGGCTGGTACTAATAAATATATAAGAATACTAAATACTGATATAACAGCTTCTGGTATTAATTTGTATGGTATAGGAATTTTTAAGAACACGGAAAATCTCTGGATAGAAAATAATTATGTTTCTACACCTAACGTCGGTTCATACAATAGTATTGCAATTTATGGAGGTTCAAAATATTTTCATGTAAATGATAATGAAGCGATAGGTGGTGGGCATACAGCTATCGCAGTTTCACCAGGAACATATGGCGAAATAACAGGGAATGTTGTTAATGGTTCTGGAGGGGCTTATGAAGGTGGGATAGAAGTAGAATGGAAAGCATCTCACCATGGGGCAGAAACATCCCATCATGTTGTTGTTTTAGGCAATATTGTCTTTAACGCTAATTGGGGAATTTATGTTCACAGGAGAGATACTGATGATGTTGCCCCACACGATATTATTATAACAGGAAATAGTGTTTCTGATTGCACTGTTGGTATACGTATAGAAGAAGGTACAGACATAACAGTTTATGGAAATGACTACGAGAATAATACAACAGACTTTAGTAAGGGTGCTTCATCAACTATGAAGGCATTAGTAGTTGAAGGAAACTTGGATATGGGTGCCAATGAAATCTTGGGTGCTCCAGATTTGACATTCAGAAATACAGGCGCAGGGAATAATGATATTTTATTTTATGCTCAAGACAAAATTACTTTTTATCCAGATGCCCAAGTAACTAATTATTTACAGTTTGTTCGAGAGACTGTTGGACAATTTGAGATGAGAGTTCTGGGAGATTGGGTTGTGAACACCACCGCAGGTAATATCATGTTTAATGATAAACTTGCAGTGAATAAAGCAACCCTTCCTAACGCGGAATTAGATGTTAATGGGGCAGGTTTATTCTCTACCACTCTCGGCATAACAGGTTTAACGACAGCGACAGGCGGCATTGTTTCCGGAGGGAATATTATTTCAGATACTACTTTGACAGACGATTTGGGAACTTCCTCAGTATATTGGAATAATCTATATATAAATAATATTCATAAAAGCGGGATATTGCACCCTAACGATAGAGGAATTTCTTTTTATTTTCTTAGAGCATATTATCCATTTAACGAAAATGCTTATGATTATTCGGGCAATAACAATCACGGAACTCAAAGTGGAGACATAAACCAAATAGCCGGAAGATTCGGAAGATGTTTTGATTTTCAAGAAGGAAATCCAGACACTATAGTAATTCCCGATAATGATAGTCTGGATATGGATGATATAACTGTAGCTATTTGGATTAACACAAGCGCAACAGACCAGGATATTATAAGAAAATGGGAAAGCGTTGACGATGAAAGAGGCTGGACTCTTAATTTAGATCCAAACAGAAGAGTAGTTTTCAGCGTAACAACAAACGGAACAGGAGCTGATATAAAAAGTGCAATAGGTTCTGTTTTAGAAGATGGAACCTGGCATCGTCTTGTGGGAACTTATGATGGAACAAATGTTAAAGTTTATGTTGATGCTATTTTAGAAGATTCTGAAGTTTTAGGAGGAAATTTATTTCATGGAACAGCAGATATAAAAATTGCCGATAATTTTATCAGAACAAATAATTATGACGGTTTGATGGATGAATTAATGATATATGGCAGGGCTTGGGATGCTGGCGAAGTAAAGAGTGATTATGAAAGAAATAGAGAATTTCTGCCCCAGAGATTAAAGGCTTATGGGTGTATTGAAGGTATAAATGAAACTGTGGTTTGTACGAATCAAAATACTTGGTATCAAGTTACATTTAACACAGCGGGGGTGACTAATCTTATAGAGGCTGATATAACTAATAATGAACTGGAATTAATGATTGCAGGCCACTATCAAGTATCAGTTGTTGCGTGCTTTCATTCAATAGTTTCCCATGATTGGGAATTGATGGTTAAGAAAAATGACGGCGCAACAGATTTAGAGCCGCATTTATTCCAAACAACTGCCGTAGCTGACAAGGTGGAAAATACTGCCGGAACTTGTTTAATAAATTTAACTGGAGCAAATGATAGAGTGGAATTGTGGATAAGATGCACAGATGCGGCAGGGCAGAGTGCAGTTTTTGACCACGTTTCTTTAGCCTTGAATCAAATGTGAGGAAATATGTGCAGTGTTTTAATATTTAAAATTGAACAATTACAACAAATTTTGAAAGATGTAGGCCAGAAAGGTAATGAATGATATGGAAATGAAAAAATTCATAGCAGATTGCTTGGTATCTATTTCAAAGGAGAGACAATTAAGAGACGCCGCTAATGCCGCGGGGGAGCACGCAATAAGTAATTATCACGACGGGAGAATGCAGGTTTGGCATGAAGTACATAGTAATTTGGTTAGGTGGTTTGATAAAGAATAGAAAGGTGGTACAGGGTGACTATCAATATGGCAACAGAGTTGACCTCATTGGACGGCGAAGTTCTCGAAGAATTAGAAAAATATAATAACCCTGAGTTTATCAGCAAAGAAGAGACGCCAGGAGAACAGCCAATGTACACAAGAAAAAAGAAGTTAACCTTAAGAAGCGTTTGCGTCGGTGCTCTAATGGGAATTACAGACTCCGACAAGAACATGACCGGAGCAGAAAAGAATAAACGATTTCTTTTAGCTCTAAAACTGCAAGATGATACGGCAGAATTGCAAGCCGAAGATATTGTTTTGCTTAAAGAACGAATAGGATCGATGTATAGCACATTGGTCACTGGCAGAGCCTGGCAGTTACTTGAAAAAGAGAACTAATCGTAATGTATGAAATAATTATACAATACCAATTAGACCAAACAGATGTTTTTGTTTGCGTGCGAAATATAATCACACAAGCTGCTATTGTCGCTACCGGCATTTTTGAAACGTGGAGCGATGGTAATGTAACCACTTATGCTATAGACCTCACTGAAGCTGGAGGCGGCGGTACATACTATGCTCATTTTCCTACATCAATAACAACCGCCGGAATTTATACAATTCCAGTTTATCAAGGCCCAAAAGATGGTTCAGCAACTCCGCTAGGCAGAATCGGTACGATTATATGGGATGGCACAGCCGAAGTTACTATCTCCGCTGATATTAAAGCAGCCTTGGAAGCGGACGGAAGCAAATTAGACCACCTATGGGAGACCACTGAAGATGATGGCGGGGTACGGCGTTTTACGGAGAATGCCTTAGAACAGGCTCCTACAGCGGAAATGGATCAGGGAGAATTACACGCCGCCCTTGACGCGTATATAGCTACAGGTGGGGATTTTGATGCTATGAAAAAATTACTGCGTGCAGATAAAAAGATTGATAAAGAGAAATCACCATGGGTAACTGATTATTACGCAGAAGGTACAACAGTATCTCCTTTGATGAGCAAAAAGATGTATGACCCTAATGGTAATCCGATTACGAATATAAACAATGTTCTCGGAGGGCTTAAGAAAGAATAAGCGATGTTGTCAACGGACGAAATAAAATGGTTAGGCGAAGCTCTTACTCTTTATGAGCCTTTAGATGATGTGCAAAGTGATTTTCATAAATCACAAGCCGATGTTCGTTGGCTCTTTGGCGGCAATCAGTGCTTAGGCGGTGAGCAGTTGGTTTATGACCCTGTTAAAAAAGTAGACAGAAGAGTATCTGAAATAAAAGAGCCTTTTCATGTATATGCTTACGATGGCCAAAAGCTGATTATTGCAAAGGCAGACATGCCATTTAATAAAGAATCGGAACAATTATATGAGGTTAAGTTATCAAATGGCGAAACTATTGTATGTTCGGCTAAGCATCGTGTTTTAGATGATTCTGGCGGATGGCGGCAGATTTCAGAATTGCAAGCCGGATTTTCTCTTTTCCAGCCTTCGTCTATTTTGGGCAGTGATATTATAACGATAATCAGTCAGGACGCTAAGCGTTTTGATAAAATTTGGGACTTTAACGTGCCGCGATACCATAACTATTTGACAGGTGGTGTTATTAACCATAATAGTGGCAAAACACATACTAATATGATGGACTTGGCACAACTTGTTTTAGATGTACATCCTTTTAGGTTTACTCCAAAAGGACTTCATTGGGTAGCAATTGAAAGCTGGGAGCAAGTAAGAGATATACTCTGGGAGGAAAAATTAAAGAAGTTTATACCACCTTGGCACATCCGGAATATTTCTTATGGTCAGGATAAAGTACCAAGGAAGGTTTTTATTAAAAATGGCCATGTAATAGAATTTAAGGCTTTTAATCAAGGCAGAGAGCTATTTCAAGGCAGGATCATAGATTCTTGTCATTGTGATGAGCAGTGCCATCACGATTTCCAGGGCATTCTTAATGAAATTCAGGCGAGACTTATGGCGAAGTCTGGTTTCTTATCATGGAGCATGACTCCGATTATACCACAGTCTATATTGGAAGAAAGAATTGAAAACCTGCCGGATACAGATGAAGTTTTTTATGCCGACTTGAATACTAATCGCGAAAGCAGAGGGGGGTACATTCCGGACAAGCGAATTGACGATTTAATAAGCGAATGGCCGGAAGAAGTTCGGGCTACCAGAGTCAAAGGGCGCTTTGCTTCGTTTTATGAGCGGTGTACAAAACGTTTAATCGCAGTATCCATGTGATTAACCCTTTCAAGATTCCGGAAGAGTGGCCGAAATACCGAGGTTTTGATTTCGGATTTACCAACCCCTTTGTTTGTTTGTGGATAGCAAAAGACAAGGACGAAAACTGGTACGTATATCGTGAGTATTATAAAGCAAAAACAGGAATAGGGGAGCACATAGCGAACGTTAAAAAACTTAGTATGGCTGAGGATTATATCGTATCCTGGGCAGACCCGGAGAATGCGGAGGATCGTGCCGAGATGCGCAAAGCAGGTATATCAACGAAAACAGCAAGAAAAGATATATCAAGAGGAATTGAACTTATTCAAAGCAAACTCAAAGTAAAACCGAACGGCAAACCAAGTTTGTTTATTTTTAACAATTGTAGAAATACTTGCAGAGAGATGGCCAGCTATCATTATCCGACAGGCAGTAAGTCTAAAAATCCGGCAGATAAACCTGTGCAAAAGAATGACCATGCTGTAGATGCTCTGAGGTATGTTATCTATTCCACAGAGAGACCCCAAAAGAAAGGTAATATTTATGTTGCAGCATAAGAAGCGAACTATTGGAAAAAAGAAGATGTTTGAATCAACAGAATTTATTAGATTTGGAATTCTCCCTGAAACCGAGTTTAGCCAAATATTTTATGAGTATGATAAAGAAATGACATCTCGTTTTGATATAGAAACAACAAATCAAAGAAGAAAGCGAATAGCCGAAGCATTGCATATCAAAAAAGCAATCGAAAATTCTAAGGACAAACAACTAATATGACTACTACAGAAAAGAAAAAAGGCAACGTATATATAAGCACAACCAAAGGAGTATATTCGTTTTCTATACTCAAACGAGACGAAGTGAAACAAGAGTCGTCTAAGCAACTCAAGGAAACTTCCAAATGGATGACAGAAAACGATCTAATTCCGCCCCCTTATCCAATAGATGCGCTACTTACTCTTTACGAGTCTAATCCTATATTTTGGAAATGTGTTGACCAAATTGCTACTGACGTAACTGGTTTAGGATGGAATTTACAATTAAAAGAAGATCAAAAAGATAATAAGCAAGAGTTAGATAGATTAAATACTTTATTGAATCGCCCCAATTCCGAAGATACTTTACGAATCATTACAAAACAATTATTGATGGATTGGGGATCAATCGGATGGTTCGGAATAGAAGTTATGCGCAACAATAAAGGGGAGGTTGCTAATTTTTGTTATGTTCCCGGACATACTATACGAGTTCACAGCTCTAAAGAAAAATATTGCCAGAGCCGTAATAATAAAAAAGTATGGTTTAAGAAATTTGGACTTGAGAAAGATATTTCCAGCAAAGACGGTAAAAAAGGAATGTATGAGCCGAAAGTTCGAGCTAATGAGCTTATCTTTTATAAAAATTTCTATTCTAAGTCTGATTATTACGGAGTGCCGAATGCTATATCTGCTATAGGGGCTATAGTGGGATTGATAGGCTTGCGTGATTACAACTTGGCTTTTTTTGAAAATTATGGAATACCCTCAGCGATAATTATTCTGGAAGGCGAGTGGGAGAAGGATTCAAAGAAAGCAGTCGAGGAGTTTCTTAATAAAGAGATTAAAGGTGCGGAAAATGCTCATCGGACTTTAGTCGTTGAACAACCTGATAATTGTAAGTTTACTTATAAACCTTTAGGGGTTGATGTAAAGGAAGGAAGTTTTAAGCTATATGAGCAAGCTCGCAGAGAAGACATTTTAATTGCTTACTCCATGCCTCCAGAAAGAATTGGTATCCGCATTGTAGGCAAACTTGGCGGCAACGTTGCTGAAGAAGCTACTCATATTTACGTGCAGGGGGTTGTTGAGCCTTTACAGACTGATTTAGAAGATATTATCAATAAATTATTATCATCGGATGTTTATGAATTCAAATTCAAAAATATAGATTTGCGAGATTATGATGCGTTGGTTGCAAGGCAAAATAGTCAAATAGAGCATGGAGTTAAAACCCCCAATCAGGTTTGTAATGAGTTAGGGCTTAGACCTTACCCAGAGGGAAATAAATACTATATGGCGAGCAATCTAATAGAAGTGGGTGAGGCTGAAGAACCGCTCGGCAAAATAGAGAAGGAATTTTTAAGCAGTGCTGACGATAATTAAACAAAAACTTAATCGTATTCATTCTAAGTTGGATTGGCATCTTAAACGCAATACCGTGCTGTTCCAGGAAGCTATACAGAAATGGTTTGCTTTTACAGTCAAGCAAATACAAACTGACTTGCGTGCTAAATTCCAGAAAGATATTACCTCTGAACTTACAGATTGGGAATATTTACAAAAACAAGGAGAAGGTATACTTAAGCCTGTTACATTGAAAATAATGAAAGATGGGGGAGACGCTGCGTATAAGGTACTTGCCATAGAAGGCGCGTTTGATGTGGT